CCCTCATAAACAAACCAATGCCCCACATTGCTAGCAAAATACCTTCTCAAATATTCGGTCAACGACAAAAAAATGTTACGCAACGGCAACTGGTCAGGGACACGCAAACTAGTAAGTTGCGGGGCGAACCACGGTTCGTCCCGCCTCACGGCTTATAACCCCGTGGATTATATTTGAACGTGATACCGTTCACACCCCAACTAGCAGACGACGGCCCGCTAATCTTCAGTTGGACAGCACGACCCAACCCAAGACTGTTGCCACGGGACACCTCAGACCCAAACGTCTGAACCCACTGCGACGGAGAACCCGCACCAGTAAACCCCTCGGCAGGCACATCAAACTGTCTCTTTAGAGTCAACGAATCCCAATCACGGTACACAGCAACCGACAAATCATAGGCCGCATACTCACGGTTCAACACAAACTCAGGACGCCGCCAGAACTTCTTTGAATGCGCTGAACCGGCATCCTGCCACGACGTAATGTAAAACGAATTGAACGGACTGGAATAACCCAACACGTTATCCGTATACAAATTGCGATCAAAATAAAAAACCTGCGGCTTGGTCGGATGAACAAACAACTCCTTAGAGTTGTTGTTCGAATCAACAAACAAAGTTCCAGAACCCAACCCAAACCCGTCAGCAATCTGATACTTCGTCCAAGCACCAGACTTACCCAACGTAGAATCCCACACATAAGTGGATGTCACATCAGACGACTGGGTTTCACCATCCCACTTCACATCAGAATCATCGTACACAACACCCAACGAATCATACGTTAGACCGCCACCGGCATAAAGAATGCCGGTGTCACGATAACTAACACCAATCATGCTGTACGTTTCCGTACTGGTAGACACGCCAGTCGGCAACGACACATACACCTTGCGGCCCACAGCAGACACACGAACTGAAGCCAACGCCGTATCATTGAACTCGTTGATATCAAACAACGGACGCAACTGATCAAACATATAATCAACAGTGCGGCCATTGTAAGCAAACAAGCCGTTCTGACCGTCAAAGAAAAACAACCCCGTCTCTGTGGCCGCTATTGCGCTAGGGCTGACACAGCCAATGTCCTCGGTGATTGTAACAACTTGGAAAGTTTCGTCACTATAACCATAAATGGCATAGATGGCGTGTTCTTTGAACACGACAATATGCCCATTGAACGACACTAAAGCCGTAATACCACGACCACCACCAACCACATCAATGTAGTCATCTTCACGCCACGACTCAGGAAACAACGGGTGGGAGAACCGCACCCTGTCAGGATATGACGTACCGTCCTCACCAGTGTACGCCACCCAGTTCCTGTCAATATGGAACGTCACATGCCTGCATTGCGGCATGTGACCAGTAGACGGTGACAACAAATCATTCTGCCAAGCACCAGTACCATTAGCAGTCAACGCAGTCTTAGTGGTCCCGTCCCATTTGTGCGCACCAGAACCACACCCACAAGCAACATATGCAACATCTTCATTGCCGTCAGACCAACTGGAAAACACTGCACCAAACGGACTGGAAGCCGTGCTGATGGTCGTATCAGCAAACGTCCCATCATCAGAATAATAAACGGTATCGTTAGCCGACAGCAACATTTGCGGAGTGTCGGATTCCCAAAACCACAGGTTCTGAGAAGCACCCCAGTTCTGCGGCAACACGCCAGCCACATTCGTAGAACCCCATCGTTGCAGTCCACGCCGTTGGAACACGCCGCCACGGGGATCAATGTCAACATTCAACAAGTCAGGTGACTCGTTGCTGTTTAGGTTGAATACGTCGGCCCGAAGATTCAGACCGCCCGTGAAATCCTCAATGGCGAACGCACGCATGTCAGAATTCCAGCGAACCCCAACGATGCTTCCGTCCACCAGACGACAGCACCACAGGGGAGTATGATTCAGGCTTCATAATATCCCGACGCAGAAACGCCACACCATCATTGAACGCACGCTCATACTCTGCCGCCATCTGTGGCGCTTCCTGCGCCCTATAGATGTGCGACACCGCATAATAAACCAACGGCAAATCAAACCCGTCAGGCCCATCAACCGTACCACCACTAGTAATCCAATCATTGGGATTCCTGTAGGCACGAACCTTCAACGTGTAAACACCGCTGGGTTGCGGAAACAGATGCAACTGGTCAGCCCAAAACGCCACAAACATGGGGCGTCCCGGCGCATCAGACGCACCAATGTAATAGTCCTCCGCCATATCATACGAAATCCACTCCAACCGAACATTCACCTGATCGACCAGAGAAACAATCTCACGGATATCATCATCCGTGTAATCATTGATCGTATACGACCGTTGATTCGCCACCGTGTTGAATTGGAACGACACCTCCAAATGAGGCCATCTGCGTTCCAAATCAATAATACGGTTATAGCCGTCCTGAATATACAGATTCAACAAGGCGTCCGACACATCATCGGACTCGGTTTCTGTGATCGCTCTGGCATTGTCACGAATCTGCGCTAGAGTCAACCTGCTCATCGCCATCGACAACACCACCCTTCTTCTTGAATGACCTCAGATGACCCATACAGTATTCCGTGCCTTTGGCACGCATACCTTCACAAGTATCTTCGTTGGCCGTACACTTGTTTCCCCTGCCCACATATGGTGCGGACGGGGCCGCAATGCGTGCCCCGTCCATATGCGCCAAACGAGCGTCCACAGCGGGACGACCGTACAAACTATGGGCTGGAACTGCCTGAATATTACTCATCACCTATAGGCGATTCGTTCTAGTCAGTCCCTGAGAGCCCGATCATCCTTGTAACGCCGATTGCGGGAAGTTGCACGATCACGCTTCTTCTCGGTAGCCATAGCAACACTGCGGGTAGCAGCCTTCTTGGCAGCCCCACGCCTGACGGCAGCCTGAGTGCGACGGCGACCAGCATCAACCTTATCAACGCTGACAACCCTAGCCTTAGCAGCAGCCTTCTTCTGGGCTACACGCTTGCCAGCATTAGACTTCTTGCTGATAGGTTTTGCGGCTGATCGTCCAGCCATTCTACCAGAGTTCTTTGTCTTGGCCCTTGACGGAGCCTTCGGAATCATAGCGTCGCTCATCATCTTGCTGTAACCCGCAGGATCAGTAGCAACCTCAATCGCCGCCTTGCCCAGACGCTTAGCAATCGACTTCTTCTTGCCAGCAGAATCATAATCCTTGTAACCCTTATCCTTAGGCATGATCACCTACCTTTCCGTCGGCCAGCAGCCGACTTCTTGCGTGGAGCGCCATCCTTGAACGCAGTGCGACCGCCCACAGTTTGTCTCGGATACATCTTAGGATAACGGTCAGGACGAGTAGACTGAATGCTGCGACTGTAAGAACGTACAGCCCTAGTGTAAGCCCGAACAGGAGCAGCCAAAGCGTCACCGATATCTCCCAAATCAATAGCAGGTTTCTTAGCCATGTTATCCCCTGAATGCGATCAGGGGGAGAGGGCCGAAGCCCCCTCCCCCAGAATCAATTGTTGATTGATCAGGCAGTGCGGCCCGTCAACTTGCCCTGCTTCGCAGCATTGCGGCAGGTCAAGTTTCCGTAGCACATGATCAGAGCGTAACGGGCATCCAAGTTCTCAGGACGCACGAAATCGGTCTGCTCAAACCACTTGCCGGAGTGACCGACGAGGGTCAGGTACTTGCTGTTCAAGAAGTACATGACACCGGCCTGACAATGAACGTCGTAGGTGACCGGGGCCGACTTGAACAGCAGGTTCTGGAACCCAGCGTCAGCGGTCTTGGCATCGGTGTACCGCAACTGCGGCTGAAGCAACGACTCATACTTCTCAAAGAGAGTCTGGGTCGTCAGCACCATGTCGGGATGGTCGTTACCAACCGACACCGAGTTGTAAGCGGTAGCCATGTCAGCCAACGAGAGCGCACCAGCGGTGCCCTCCTCGTAGGACTGCCAGAACTCGTTACCGGCGGTCGCACGGTTGATGCCACCGACAGTGCCAGCGGAATCAACAATAGCAGCCAGACCAAGCCAGTCCTTGCCGGAGTTGCCGGTGCCGTCAGCGAAGAACATCTGGTTGAAGCCCTCACGCATCGACTCCTCGGCCTGCATGATCTTGGCCTCAAGAAGATTGATGATGGCGGCTTCGCCGTTGTTCTTTGCCTCCTCAATGCCGGAGATAGCGATGGACGCAGCGTACTGCTTCCAATCGTACTCGGCAGCCGACATGCCTTCCTGAGCGGTCAGGGAGATCGTGTCGTAACCAGAGTACGAACCGACGGTACCGTTGAGACCGTAAACCAACGGCTCCACGATCTTCGTGCCGCCGTCCAGCATACGGATACGGCCCTTGTCCATCAGATAGTTCGTCAGGGGTCGGGCAGTGAAAATGTTGTCTGTCATCTGATCACGGTAGTTGGCCAGAGTAGTTGACAGCAACGAATCAAAGTTGGTGTTACCAGCCATGATGTTACCTCAATTCTATGTAGAAAGATGTGTAATGGTCACATACCCATCTGCTGCTTGGCCAAAGACCAAGCATCATGAATGGAACCGATCTTACCCACAGGCTGATCGCTAGGTCCGTTAGCCGACGATCCGCCCTCAATGAACGCCGCATCACGCTTAGCGTCCACCACCTGCTGGTTCTGATTAGCCAAAACCTGCTGGGCATCCTGCTGGGTACGAACCTGCTGAATCAACCGATCATAAGCAGTCTGTTTGTAGACAGCCTCCAAATCGGTAGTGCCCATCCGCAACGCAGCGGACACAACTTCCTGCGGGTTGAAATCTTCGTATGTGGATTGCAAACGAGAAATTTCCCGTTGCAACTGCTCGTTAGCACGCTCTGTCTCATACTGCTGTAGGCGCTGCTCGGCTTCCCACACACGCTGCTCCAAAGGATCATCGAACTGTGGGGTTTCGGGCTGCGCATCCGCCACCATCTGCTCGGCTGCTGCTACCCCGTAATGACGGGACAACACCTGCAAGGTGCCTTGCGGATCAGATTCAAGAGCCTGCTGCAAAGTCTGCGCAAACTGGAACTGTTCCCGTTGAGAAGCCAACTCCTGAGTCTTACGGGTATAATCAGCCTGACGTTGATATCCCTGAAGCGCCTCATTGAAAGGCACATCCAGTTCTTCACCATCAACCTTGACCTTGACGTACTTCCCATCGAAAGCACTGGTGTCAACATACTCATAAGACGGAGAATCAACTTCTCCTGTTTCTACTCCGGTGGTTTCTCCGACGGATTCGGGACCAACTTCAGTAGTTTCAATTTCAGACAAAACTGTCTCCTTCTAGAGTCCAATAAGGTTGCTCTAATATATAGTGAGGGCGTTCTAAAAATCAGCCCAACATTGGCGGAACAGCCCCCTCAGGGGGCGGTCCCGCCGCCAAAGCCGCCAACAACATAGGGTCAATTGGAGGCTGACCGCCACCCATAGGAGGCGGACCCATCGGCATCGGCGGCTCCGGAAGCGGCGCTTCCTGTGGCTGCTCCGGTGCAGACAAGAACATTTCAGGATTCTTCACACCAAACCCAAACTGAAGAACATAGGCTGCCAACTTCTGAACATCCACCACACCGGCAGAAACAAACGGGGCCATAGCATCAACCATCTGTAGGGCAGATTGACGGCGGTACGCTTCATTAGTCGGCTGAGTTGATCCAGCCGCCACCTCAAAGTCAAACTCACCAGCAATATAGTCACGATCAAACGTGACCCACATCGGCTCACCGTCTTTAGCGGTGATCCGTGCCACCTGCTCACCAGTCATAAACTGTTGCGCCAACTGCAAAACACGGCGACCCAACTTCGCAATAGCGGTTTCAATTACCGCCAACTTGTCGGCGGTCCTAGCGTTCTGTGCATCTTGAATCAACGCCGCCTCGGTGGCGGTGCGGCGAATCTCCGATACGCCGCCACGCATGAACTCGGTCACACCGGAAATCAACTCAATGTCGGTGCGAATCAACTCCGACTGGTTATAGAATTCTGGCGGGTTGATTAGCGCAGGGAACGGCGCAACTGCATCAGACAACGGCATGTCGCCCTGCACGGGAACCATCACATTATCTTCATCTGATTCAAGAGCGGCACGACCGTTCGAATCAAAGTTTGTTTCACGATACAAATACTTGCGTGCGTACCGCTTGCGATGATTCATCATCTGCGTGCGGGTTTCATTCAACTCCCGCTGCATCGGTTCAATCGCTTCCAAATCACCAATAGGGTAGAATGAATCCGGAACATCATAGTTCCGGATCATCACGAACGGATGACCAAACGAGTACGGCTGCTTCTTGGGCTTGATCAGGAATGATTCGCCGCCATCAGCAAACACAGACACGGTGTTGTTCTTCAGATCATAAAACTCGTACACATCCGCATAGCCTTCTTCTTTGTCGTGAATCTTGCGGGATGACGGATCGTCGGTGTAACGGGCGTATGATACGGCTGGCACATCTTCGCGGGCATTCTTGGCGTACCGCTTGTCGGTGCGCACATCGTTGATTGTGCGCCTAACCCGATGGCAAATCCACTTAGCATCATCCATAGATGTTGCGTCCGGATCAATAAACACATCAAACGGGGAGACACGCTCTACGAACGGCTCGTCCTTTGTGACCACCAAAGTCGTACTAGTGACATTCTCCTCAACATCAGCATCCGACACATCTTCAAAGTCACCAACACGTTCCTCCTCAACATACCTGTAGCCAACCTTCAACCATCCGTGACCGACAATCAAAAAGTCTTTGACGGCCCGACGGAAATGATCTTTGAAGTTGCGGTTACGCCACCAATAGTTTACGACCGCTTCAGCGATAACAGCCTGTGCCGCATTATCAGGGTCAACAGCGTTGACCGTGATCTTCGGATAGTTGACAGCAATCGACGGAGCAATCACGTTCACCGTTGAAAACGCAAGGTTTACAAGGATGCGATCCTCGTCAGCGTAATGTTCGTAATGCTTGCCACGGTACAAATCAACAAGGCGACGCCAAGTATCATCGTAGTATTCTTCCCGTCGCCAACGCTTAGATTGGGTAATTTTCTTCCGGTAGCGGGCCAGAATGTCGGTGTTGCTTGGGCGTGCCATCAGGACTGAATGTAGGTTTGGGCGACACGACCAACAAGGTTCCACACCGCAATCGCACCAGCGATAGCGGCAGCCTTGAAGAACGAGACATCAAACACGGCGGCGGTCAACGGTGCCGCAGTAGCACCAGCAACAAACGTGGCAACCGCCCTGTGGAAAGCATCCTTGTAGTTCATCAGTTCTCCCTATCTAGATGCCACTCAATGTGGTCATCCAACCGGCCATCAATCTTATCAACCTTGTGATCAATGCGATGCAACAGTTCACTGTTCCGTGCATGATCCTTATTGTTTTCCCGTCGTGTCTTTTCAATCAACGTAGCAATGATACCACTGGGGGCCAACACGGCCAACACGATCTGCAACCAAGACGACATGGCAAATCAACTCACACGTTCTGGCACCACGCCATTAGCCTCAGCATTGCCAAGGATATCCCGCTCACGCTCCCTGAGTGTCGCCCCATGAAAGTTCTCCCGCCCATAAGTAAACCCCAAGTTCACCGACTTCACATGACAACCAAAACAGATCGCTCCCCGGCGGGGAACCACATCAAACGTGAATGCTCGGCCACAGTTTTCGCAAATCAAAGTACCCATCATAAAAGCCCAGATCGTTCTAATCTAACGGATATTCGACGTATTCCGCACGTTATATGACCCCAACGCCACTTTTCCGGGGGAATCTTCAGTCATCAAGAACTGCTCCCACCAAATCAAACTGTTCGTAGGGATCGGGGCACCAGCATCATATTCCGGTAACCACACATACTTCAACATCTGATTGGCAATAGCCAATGATATCACACGGTCATCATGCGGCGACCCTGACATGCGGCCATTGTCCTTCCGGACAAATGTCCGCAACTCACCAATCGTCTGATCACAAACAATATCAAGTTCCTCATTCCTGATAGCAGCAGCCAACTCATCAATCATCAACGGTTTTGTGGTCGCTGTGGTTCTCCACCCAAGAATGTCAGTTGGCGCAGACCTTGCCTGAGCAAGTCGGCGCTGCTTGTAAATATTGTGATAACCGTACCGCTGAATAGCCTTCAAAGTTGTCAAACCATGGTTATTATTCTCAACGCCCAACAGGGCGTTGTTATAAAACCCACCTAACTCCGCCAACAAAGCACCAAACAAATCGGGTGCAATATGACCATGCCAATGGGCAACCACAAGACCAGAGTTTGCGTCAATCACATGAGCCGAACTATAGTCACCATAAGACAAACCTTCGGCAACGTCAGCCCCAATAGCGTATACGCCTTCGTGTTCTGGTTCTTGCCACATCCTAAACGGACCGGAAGCAGCCTCCTGAATCCCATGCCATTCATCGTTATCATAAATGAAATCACCAACAGCCGGAGCAACCGGCTGAATCATTGCCAACACATCCACATCAAACACGGGGTTGCCCGACTTGATAAACGCTTCTTCCGGAGAACGTGGATACTCCTGATGCAACTGCCACAACGGGGTAGTTCGTTGCTTGACCTCATACCATGATTCATCACGATCACCAGCAGACCACGGAAAGAACAAACCTTTGAACAAGTTGGTTCCCGTTTGGGAACCAACCCACATCTGGTGAAAAAAGTTGCCGGAACCGTTAGCCGTGCTGAGAGTGATGATTCGTCCACCGACATCAGCAATAGGCTCAATCGATGCCCACGCTTCCTCCGAGTTCGGTAGGAACGCCATCTCGTCCACAATCACCAAATACACCGACTCACCACGGGCAGGATCATTACTGGAAGGTAATGATTCGACAGCCGATTCGTTATCAAACACCATCTTCAACTGATGGTCAGTGATTTGGGATGGGCCACGTTCCTTCATCCACTGCGGTAGCCACCGATATCCATACTTGGATTTTTGCAATAGTTTGGCAGCCTCACGTTCCGTCCGACTGAGCATGACAATGAAACGGTCGGGCCAGAAGAACACCAGCCAGAAAGCGTATGCTGCCGCCAACGTGGAGAACCCGATCTGACGGGCCTTCAGAACAATGTTATAGCGGTTGTTGTGCCACGCTTCAATGGTTTGCTGTTGGGCTTCCCGCAGTTCAAATAGTATCCGTCCCCGTTCAGGGTGTCGGATAAACCAGTAGTTCTCACAGAAATAGAAGAACCCTTGGATTTGTTCGTCGGGGGTGTCGCCACCTTTGCAGGAACGCCATTCACGTTCCAACAACAGTTCGTTTAGTTCCATAGAAAGTTATTGCGGTACAGTATACGGCTTCCGCTTGGACCATTTGGGTGGCAGGACAACCAGCAAGTCTAGCGACTTGCCTGCGTTCTTCCACAACGCCACATCCAACGAACCAACACCGGCAGAGGTTGCAGTCTTGAACGTCGTCGTAAACGCCGTCACAGACGAGCCGCTCACACCTGCGCTAGTTGATTGGCGCAAGGCGGCCTTGGCAGACACAATGCTGTGTCCGCCGACACCAGACCCGCTGGCCGTCTCCACAGCGGTACGCAACCCTACCGCAGTCTGAGAACCGGCACCTGCTCCTGTGGCCGCATCGACAGCGGTACGCAAACCAGCAGCACTGTCACCGGCTGTGGCACCGCCACTGCCGGTGGCTGTACGGGGAACAGTAACAACACCAACACTAGTGGAAGTTCCTGTGCCAGTGCCGTCTGCGGTACGGAACCGTACCTTCAGACTGGCAGTGGAACTAGTGCCAACGCCACTGCCGCTGGCAGTTTCGTTGACAACAACCGCACCCTGATAACTGGCGGTACTGGATCGATACGAAATGTTTGAATCCGTGTAGGCGTTCTGGATTGGGCCAGTGCCTTCAAACGTGATGTTCGGGGTGTCATACCCGTAGGTGTCGTCATAGATCAACGACATGATCAATCACCTACGTCGATCTGAACCCAACTAACAGTGCCGTCATCCCAGTCATAATCCAGCCCGTCATCAGGATAAGGAACAGGAGCATCCCACAGGCAAGTGTCCTCATTTAGCACCCATGACGGGTAAGGCTGTGGCGGAATGAAAGCATCACGGGTTTCGTCGTACACTCCGCCAATTACAGCATAATTTTTACGAAAAGGAATTCCACCAAGATCGTGTTGACCTTCCGATGTATTATACGAAGTTCTTTTACATTCGGCCTGATGAAACTCTCCATAGTACGCTTCCCAATCGGAAATGCCATCAACCACTTCGTACTCATGTCGGCCAGTAATAACTTGAATTACAACATTGTTTTCGTCAAGAATAGCATAATGTGCCATCATGCACTCCAAGTAATTGTTCCAGAACCTGACGAAAAATCAAGAATACGATCTGCACCTGACGTAGTATTACTATACGTCAACCCTGCACTCACAGTAAACGATGCGGAAGAATCAAATCTCACAATAACCCTTCCGCTTCCACCATTAGCACCAGATTGTGCGCCACCGTTTGATGCGGCATCGCCGCCGCCGCCGCCACCACCCAAGCCATCAACACCCTTATGATTGGTCCCATTAGAAAGAGCACGACCAACGCCACCGCCACCATCACCACCGATATAAATACCGGCACCTCCACCACCGCCACGGATAACAGCAGAACCAGTAATAGTTGAAGTCAAGCCATCACCACCTTGACCAGTGCCATCGGTATTGCCTGCCTCACCAGCACCACCGCCCCCACCGGGAGCATTACCGCCGTCACTTCCTTGACCAGTACCACCAGTACCACCAACACCGCCTACGTCTGAACCAGCACCGCCGCCAGAACCACCATTTGATCCACCAGTAGCAAGCGCAACACCCCTACCACCCTGACCGCCACCGCCACCAGGAGATGAGGTAATAGATCCTAAAACTGAACTGCCACCAGCGCCACCAATAGTCACTGTATAGGCAGTATTGGGGAGCGGCTTGAACACAGTTTCTACAGGGGAAGCACCGCCAGATAATTCGGTTCCGCTAGACCCTGCCCAAGATGTCCTGTATCCGCCAGCACCACCGCCACCACCACGATAAGGGGAACTATCAGATCGACCACCTGCAGATCCTCCTGCTAAAACCAAGAAGTCAACTTCCAAAAAAAGACCAGCCTGAGTTGTCCCAGCAATAGTTGACAAACGCATTAGGCGCTCAAATCACCAATAGCCACCCACACATCAGTGGCACGCTTGATCAACGTCACGCCACACCACTGAGCCGACAACTTGAGGTTGCCGTCCTTGGAGTTCACGGTAACACCAGCACCAGCCGCCAACGTCGTCTGACCAGCACCAGTCTGAAGAACCAGAATCTGTGAACCGACGGGGAAGGCAACGGACGAGTTCGGCGGAACAGTCAACGTATTTGCGCTAGCGTTGTTCATCTCTACCAACTTGCCGCTATCAGCAAGAACCAACGTGTACGTCGTGCCGACCTGCTGATTCAACTGAAGTTCGTTGATGTTCGTAACATCAGTTTCCAACGCCGTAACATCAGTCTCCAACGCATCAATCTTATAATCATGCGAAGTCGCAACCGCAGAACTATTGACACCAACCTTGGCCTGCAATGCTTCAATAGCGTCATTAGCGTCAGCATGTTGGGTGTCATGCGGCGGACTATCAAGGGTGTCTACTGCGGTTGGATTCGTGAACGAATCCAATCCTGAAGGAAAATTAGTAGCCATTATTCATTCTCCAATTCGATTACAGGTGGGGCCACAAACTCATCCAACACAGGATCATAGGTGTAGCCAGAACCGGCGTACACACCACGAAAGTTCCCGTTGTACGAAGTCTGAAGCCAAGTACCAGACAGCCTCAACACATTAGCGATAAACGCCTGCCCCAGTGATTCATTGCTGGGGGCAGGATCAGGGCAAACATCGTCAGAGATGACAATGACCTCAGTTACTTCGTTGTTTTCTATGCGTGCAAAGTGTGCCATCAGTTCTTGAACCTCACTAGGACAATGCCAGAGCCGCCTGCGGAACCGTCGGCACCGCCACCGCCACCCGTGTTGGGCGCACCTGCAGTCGAAGAACGGACACCGTTGATCTTGCCGTTACCTCCACCGCCAACACCGCCAAGACCGCCAGAGCCGCCAGAACCGTTAGAGTTTGGTTCACCGCCACCACCACCTGCGTAATAGGTCGTTCCTGCGGACTCACCACGAAACGCCGAAGCGTCCAAACCTGCGCCGCCAGCACCTCCGACACCAGAGCCAGCATTACCCCCGACTCCCCCAGCACCGCCGCCACCACCGCTGTTGTA